GGCGACTGCCTGACTCATGACCGCAGCCTCCTCGAAGCGCATGTCAGCTTCAAGTTTGACTGAGTAGTTCATCAGTCGCGCAATGATTTCGTCGGTGGTTAATTCCATGATGTTTCCCTCATCTTTCGTTACGACCCTGAAGTCGCTTTCCAATGCCCGAGACCTCCGTTGTCGAAGAGGTATCGAGCGACCCTGACATTACACGACGGATCTTGTAATGCGCGGATGACGTCTTGTTTCTTACAGACTGCCCGTGTCACGGTTGCCCAGGAGCCTTGAATCTGCATGAGACCGACATCGGGTCGTCCGGTGCTTTTGCGGACTGGCGACACGGCGCGGGGAGTGCAGCGAGATTCGCGATACATGATTCTCGAGAGCGTCGGGACGACCTTTGCGGGGAAGTGCTTGCGCAAAAGCGGTTCCCATTGTGGGCAGGATTGTGCAGCTGCGGTTGCGGGTGAGGCGGTGAATGTTGCGGTGATGAGGGCGATTGCCATGATTCTCTTAATCAACCTGTTCTACTTCTGTAATCGAAGCGAAGGTCATCCAGGGAGCGCGCCTTGTGGCGACTGTGACTTTGACGATCTCTTCTGTTGCCGAATCCGTAAAGATTTGGACGAGGGTTAGTTTGTCCTTTGACCATAATGGAAGATATCCCCAGGTGGGGAGCATCATCTGTTGGCCATCATTTTCATAAAGAGCCAGCAACTGACCCATCCCATTATGAAACTGTAAATGAATTGTGTATCGGTCATGGCGTTTCCCTTCGCTCGACTGGTCTGAATGTTGTAACACAGACGAGGGTCTGGGTGGCGGATTCGACCTCGGAACCAATGAGGGAAACACAGTCAGTCCCGAGGTCTAGCCTGAAGAGGGTGATTTCTTCGAGCGATTTAAGGCTTGGGCAATGCCCGCCAAGCGGCTTCGAAGGCTTCTGCGGATTGCTTTGCCATTTCAAAGTGGAGCCAGTTTGGGTTGCCTTGATACGAGCCTGCGTTGTCTGTTGCGGTGTAGATCTTGACGCCTGTCTTGCCTTCGCCTCGAGAGCATCGGTAGCCCGCACCGTATTCGCCGTAGGCGTACCAATGAAGTTCGCATAGTCCGAGGGCTTTTGAGTTGGCTAGGAACCAGTCCCACATTTCGCGGGCTTGTGCTTCGTCTTTGTACTGGATGTCAGCTGCGTATCCGGTGGCATGAACGGACAGTCCTGCGTTGTTGCGCATCGGACGATTTGCGTAGGTGCCGAGAGACTTTGTTCCCCAACGCTTTCCGCATAGTTCAACAAGTTTTGCGGTCACGGGTTGAGTAGCTTTGCCGTCCCATGATGGGTAGTACGGGTAGACGCGGTTGCTCATACTGGCGGGTCTTTAGGTTTATCTTTAAGACCGTTGCCAGCAAGAAGACCAATGAGACCTCCAGCAAGTGTCATAAGCATTGGGGAAAGAATTGACCAAGCCTCGGAATCGTTCGGTGATTGCTCCACAGGCTGCACAATAAATAGCAATCCGAAAAGCAGAGCCATGATGGAGAGAACGAAACTGACGGTTAGTCCTACGCCGACGACAAGGATGAGTCGTGCTTTGATTTCTTCGTTGGTAAGTCTGTTTTCTAGTTTCATGGGCATCGTCTTTCAAAGGTTCCGGTTGCTTTTGTGGTGTCACAGTTGTGACGGGTACGGTCTGCGCAAGCGGTGAGCGACCCCAAAAAGACCAATAAAATTAGGCTTTTTCGCATTATGCGCTAATTTCCATCAAGATTATTGTCGATTGTGCGACGTTGCCTATTTGAACTCCGACATCGGCTGCGGCGACATTGTTTGAAAGTTGTGTTTTATATGTCAAAGCAGAAGTAGATGAAGGACTGTCCAGATAAGTAGTTGAGCAACTGCCAAAACGATTTTGAAGCAATGTGTTTGTGTAGCCAGCAAGATTTGCAAATGTTTGAATCGTGGTGGCATCGCGTAACAAACGCAAGTTCAATGCGTTTTCTGTGTTTCCTGCCGATTTGTAACAAGCCGATTGAGTCACTATCACAAGGATTTTGTTAGTGCTTGCTTGTGGAGTGATTGAAGCGGTAAGGCCAGTGTCTGCGTATGTAGTCGTACTGTTCGTGACTTGTGTTGAAGTGCTGCCCGTCACTACCTGCAAGACGCGAAATGCACCTCTCAAGTTGTTCATTTGTGCAGCGGTAAGAATGTCACCTGCTACAAAAGTTGCCGGAAGGTTTGTTGGTGTTGCCATGTTGTGTCTCCTTTAGAAACTTAGAAGGTTGGTCGTCGAGAGGGTACCGAATATTGCGTCGTTGAGAGTAAAATACTGATTTCCGTCGGTTGACTCCATTGTGAAACTGACGTTGTGCGAGCCTGGAACAATTCGGTGTTCAATTCCTGACACGATCAGTGTTTGCGATTCTGATGTTGGTGTTCCGGTTGAAAAGTCTTTTTGAACCGTAATGATTGACGTGAGGTCAATTGCAAAGATGGTTGACCATTGCGCCGAGGTAAGAGCTGCTAGTTCGCACGAGATACCCGTGAAGCGAAGGACGGGGTTGCGATATTTGCCAAGAAGGTACGCGCCAAGTCCTGCAACCTCTGCCGTTGTTGAGTTGAGCAAGTTAAGGAGGTTGTAGTTCTGTGCCTGGTACAAAGCAATTGAAGTTGAGTCCGAGTTGGTTTGTGCAGCTCCTGCGGGCGATTGCGTCACGATGTAGTTGTAGAGGAGTTCTGATCCGTACTGATTGACGAGGGTCATGTATGGGATGCCTGTGCCGTTGGTCGTGAAGGATGCGCCTGATACGGGGTTTAGAACGCTTGACCTTCCCTTGAAAGTGAGACTGCCATCGGCTGCTGTAAAAAGGTAGCCCTGTTCAGAAGTGTTGACTTGCTGAAGATAGTTGAGCGCGTTTGTGTCCTGATCAACCGCGTAAGCCCCCAAAGTTGACGACCCTGTACCGATAGACCTTGAGCCTTGATAGTTGATTTCTGGGCGGTCTAGGACGGTGTTGACGCGGGCTGAAGATGACTCGGCGGATGGGGTGAAAGCGTTGAGTTGCTGATTTGCCAGGGTGCCGAAAGCGTCAACGCATCTAGCAACCATTCGACCCTGATTGGCGTTCTGATAGTCAAGGTTCCAATCCTCAACAAAACCCGTGTAGATGGGTGTCCCGTTGGCGTAGATGATGATGGGCGAGCGAGGCAGGACATACGGGTAGTAGATCGAGGACGTATTCAGCGGGTCAAGAATGCGGGAGTTGTTGTTGAACACGACTTGTGCTGTTCCTGCGTTGAACTGATCTAGTTGGCGGTTGCGTCCGCGACGGATGTTGACCGACAGAACAAGAGAAGTGAGGTCGGCATAAGCGAGACCGCCAAGAGTTCCGCGTCCTGCGGTATCAAGTACGCCATAGAACGCATCGTCAAGTTGGAAGGGTGTACCGAAGCCTGTGGTCGTCTGAAACCCGACTAGGACTTGGTATGTGGGGACGGTCATTAGAAGGTGACCGCCGGAGCAAAGACGACGCCTGAGTCGCGTTGCGCTGCCAAAATTGCGTCGATGATGTCTTGACCAATGGTTGCGGGTGACGAGACAAGTCCTGCATCCAAGTTGATTACAAGGTTGTCAAATGGCCCGATTCCGCCGATTCCTGCTTGCTCAAATCCGCCTGCGTTGCCTGACGTGTTGTCAAAGACCGAGTCTGGAGCTTTGACTGCTTTTGGTGGCAAAGCAGGAATAGTTGCGGGAGCTGCGCCCACCGCTATTGACGAGGATGAGTTGGTGAACATTGCTTCGGCTTGTTGTGTCGTGACTGGACGATTAGAAGTTGGGCTTGCAGCAGTGAGGTCAGCAAACGAAGGAAGTTTTTTAACCGTGTAAGTCCCTAGATCACCTGTGCGCAGGAAGTGAATTGCAGCCATTGGAATAGCAAGTGCGGCCTGTACGCCGTTGACGAATCCGACGATTGCGTCGTAGATAGATGCAAAGGTGTTTTTCATTCCTCCACCGTCGGTACCGAGATTTACAATTTCTGTGCGTAGTTGAGCGATTGCCCCTGCTGCGCCTTTTTTGCCAAATGCTTCACCGATACGGATTGCGGAATCTCCGAGGTCGGTCAAGATAGGTAGAACTTTGTAGCCAATTGACTCTTCCAATTCGCCCAGGGTGATTTTGAGCCGAGCCATTACGCCCTCGTAAGTCTCTGCTTTGTCTTTTGCTGCCCCGCCGAAACGATCCTCGAGCATTCCTTGGACTTTTTCGAATCCTGCTGCCTTTAATGTTGCAGCGTCATAACCGACGCCAAGTTTGGACAGAGCCCCGTAGGAGCCCTCCTGAGCCTTTGCAAGAGCGTTAGCCACCGTCTCAACCGATTTGCCTGTTGAGGCGCTTAGGTCAAGGCTCAGGTTAAGTAGGTCTTGAGCCTTGGTGACGTCGCCTGTTGCCCTGACTAAACGACCGAGCGCCGGACGAAGATTGTCATCGGCGACGCCAGTTGCGCGTTGAGTCTTGTCAATAAATTCCTCAAGACCTTTAATTTGTGCATCCGACGCTGTAGTGCTTGCCTTGATTGCGTTAGCCAATTCAACCTGTGCTGCTTGGTCTGCTGCTGCTGCTTCGGCTGCTTTGAACAGGACTGCTCCCGCAGCTGCTGCGCCGACCGCTAAGGCTGCAAAAGCGACAACGGCAACTTCTCCTGCTTTCTTCGCTGCGAAGCCGACCTTGTCTGTGCCGGACTCAAGGTTCTTAAATTCGTTAAGGGCGGACTTGATTCCTTTGCCGTCAAATTCTGTGATGATTGGAATTGCAAGTGCCATTAGTCAAGTTCTCTCTGTACGACCCTGATTGCGTCTTTAGATGCTCTAAGCATCTCACGTTCAATCTCTCCGCGTTTGCGAAACACGGCAGGCCCGAGATTACGCGTATGGTTCGGCGCAGGAATTGACCCGAGATTGTTGCCAAGGCTGTTAGATGTTTTGCGTCCAGCCGCTTCCCAAATTGCAGCGCCAGCATTTGTTTGTTGAATGTAGATCAACGAAGTTGCCTCACGGCTTGCATCAACTTTTAACTTGACGCCTGAGATTGCTCGGGCAACTGAAAACGGAAACTTCTTGCTCCCGTTTTGAGTCCAGTTGCGAGCCATACCTGAAAGATACGCGCGTTGGTACCCTCGCTTTACTTCGTCAATTGCGGGCTGTGCAATAAATGTTGCATCTTGAACAAATTGCTTGCGAAGACCAGGCTCAACTTTGTTAAGAGAACGAATTGCTTCCTTGAGTCCTTGAATCTCAATGGTTGTGTTCGTTGTCATCGTCTTTGCCGTGATTTCTTTTGTTCTTGCAACACGTCAACAACCGTGAAGAGGTCGTCTGTGTCGAATGGGATGTCGGGTG